GCAGATGCTGGGCGTGTGATGTAATACCGGGCGGGTTCGCCTGCCCGGTTCTAACTTTTCTGGAGAGAAAGAGAAATGGCAAAAATCATCATTGGTAGCAAGCTTCCTTACGGGTTGATTCTGGAGCACCCGAAAGACAAAACCAAAACCATTACAATCGACGGGCTCAATTCTTCCAAGATCATCGGCGCAACGCATATGTGCACCGAGGTTGATGGCGACTTTTGGGCCGCGTGGATGGCAGAAAACAAGCAATTCTCAGCCGTTGTTTCTGGTGCAATTTTCGAGGCAAAAACCGTGTCCGATGCAAACGCAATCGCTCGCGAACAGAAGGATCGGAAAACCGGTCTTGAGCCTATGAAGCCTGATGCAATGGGCGTTAAGCCTGCCGACAAGGAATAAAAGCATGGCGGTCGTTGTGTTTAACCCAACGACATTCAAGGCCCGCTATCCAGAGTTTTCCGGGGTGGCGGATGCCTTGCTTGGCGCATGTTTTACCGAGGCCGGGCTGTATTTATCGAACACTGACAGCAGCCCAGTGCAAGACGTTGCGCGCCGTACGCTATTGCTCAACATGCTAACCGCCCACATTGCCTACTTGGGTGGCGCACTGTCGGCAGATGGCCAGCCGCGACCAGTTGGGAGGGTGTCGAATGCCGCCGAGGGTTCTGTGTCTGCCGGGTTTGAGTACATGCAGCCTGGCACACAAGCATGGTTTGTTCAAACGCAATACGGCGCGGCGTTCTGGCAGGCAACCAGCAGTCTGCGTGGCTTCCGCTACATCAGCCAGCCGACGGTGTACTGACATGGCACGGGCGCTGGAGGGAGGCGACAAACTCGAAGCCTACCTGCGGCGCGTGGCTGACGGGCTGAACCAGCGTGAGCTGTCTGTCGGCTTCATGGAAGAGGCGACATATCCAGACGGAACGCCGGTCGCGTCAGTCGCATTCTGGAACGAATACGGGCACGGAGGGCGGTTTCACGCCCCTCCGAGGCCATTCTTCCGCACAATGATTGCTGCCGAGTCTCCAACGTGGGGAGCAAAGGCGGCGGCCATGCTTAAGTCCACCGGATACAACGTAGACCAAACGCTTTCGATGCTCGGGGAAGATATTTCCGGAGCGCTTGGGCAAAGCATTACAGAGATGAATAATCCGCCGCTTTCGCCAACAACATTGGTGCTGCGCGCACGGTTTGGCAATAACCCGCACGAGATACGCGCCCGCGACGCAGTAGAGGCCGCCAGAGATGCCGCAAGCGGTGCGACAGGTGCGACTGGATCGCAAGCCAAGCCCCTCGTCTGGACAGGCCACATGCTCAACTCGATAACCTACAAGGTGGAATAATGGACTTGCGCGGGATTGCCAACGGAGCTACCAGCACGATAAACCCGAACATTATCGTTTCCGTGATGGTTTCGACTGGGTACACAATCGGAGCGGGTCGCAGGCAAGTTCCGACTTATGCGGCAACCGTAACCGGGCCAGCCCAAATGCAAGCGCTTGATTCCGTCGATTTGAAGCAGTTGGACGGATTAAATATTCAAGGCACGACCCGCGCTTTATACATGCGCGGGACTCTCGCGGGGGTGATACGCCCAGACACAAAAGGCGGCGATATAATCGAGATTGGCGGCCAGACTTGGCTGGTGGTAAAAGTGCTTGAGAGTTGGCCGAATTGGACTAAAGTTGCCATCGTTTTACAGGGCGGTGAATGATGTACGCAGTATCAATCACGGTTGATGACGTTGTTGAGGCGCTGGCTGATTTTATCGAGCCGTTTTGTGGAGCATCAGAAATCATCCGGGCACAAGTGAACCGAACGCCAATGCCGCACGGGCCATTTGTGGTGCTAACTGAATTAATGGCTCAGGACATAGAAACGCCTTTAACAGAGTACGACGGGCAACAGGACATCGCATCAATCACCGGCCCGGCCAGAATTGACGTGCAGATTGACTTTTACGGCCCAAACGCTGGCAACCAATGCAAGGCTGTGAAAAACGTTTACAGGACAGAATACGCGGCATCACAATTCCCTGATGGTATTAAGCCGCTCTATTGTTCTGACGGGATACAATCGCCACTTATAACGGGTGAACAGCAATGGGAAAGCCGATGGACTTTGACCGCATCTTTGCAGTTCAACCCGGTTGTTGAGGTGCCACAAGAATTTGCCGATGAACTAGAAGTGAACCAAACCACGCAAGCTGATTCGGCGCAGTGAGCGTTAAAAGAGAGGTGTAAGCATGCCAATTCCGGCCAGCAGCATTGTTACAGTAAATCCCGGCGTATTGGGTGCTGGCGGTAGCCCGCTTGCACTTAACGGCGTCGTTTTATCAACCAGCACCTATTTGCCGACCAGCGGCGTCGCGTCGTTTTCTTCGGCGGAGGCGGTGTCTGACTTCTTCGGCTCTTCCTCCGACGAAGTGACCGTTGCCGAGAAATACTTCTTGGGCTACGACAATTCCACGATTAAGCCAGACACACTCTACTTTGCCTCATATGCTGATGCTGATCGGGCGGCATGGTTGCAAACCGGCTCTTTTGCCGGAACCGTGCTTGAAGATATTCAGGCGCTTGGCGGGGTGCTCACCATCGTTACCGATGGCGTTTCGTTCACATCTGGCACGATCAACCTGAGCGCCGCCACCAGCTACACCAATGCTGCAACGCTGATTACCGCTGCATTCTCTGGCGCTGGCAAGCCGATCTGTACATGGGACGCCGTGCGCAGTCGTTTCTACTTCACCAGCCCCACCACTGGCGCGGCATCAACCATTGGCTATGCTACCGGATCCATGTCGGCGGCAATGAAAGCCACGCTGGCAACTGGTGCTGGCTTGTCCCAGGGCATCGTGGCAGATACGCCAGACACAGCCATGGATCGAGTGAAGCTGGCCACCCAAAACTGGGTGGACTTCATGACCATGTGGGAACCCGACACAGACAACAAGCAGCTGTTTGCCGAATGGGTGAACGCGCAGAATCAGCGCTTTGCTTATGTGGCATGGGATACCGACGCAAACGCCAGTGTCAGCGGCAACACTACCAACTTCGGGTATATCGCCAAAGATCTGGCTTATAACACGGTTATGGTGGTTGGCGGTGACCCAGCAACGGCTGTTGAGTTTGGCGAAGATTACGAGGTTATCTGCCGGAATCTGGCCGCTATGGCACTAGGCACCACAGCAAGCATCGACTTCAGCCGGGCTAATGCGCGCATCACCTTTGCCTTCAAGTCACAGGCAGGGATGATCCCAAGCTGCACCGATGAGCAACTGGCCGACAACCTGATTGCTAACGGTTACAGCTTCTACGGCAAATACGCCACGGCAAACGATCAATTCAACTTCCTGTATAACGGGCAGGTGTCTGGCGTCTGGGCGTGGATGGATACCTTTGTCAATCAGGTGTACATGAATTCGCAATTCCAGCTTGCGCTCATGTCGCTGCTGACTTCGGTCGGGTCTATCCCGTATAACGAGAGCGGCTATAGCCTGATCCGTGCTGCAATGCTTGACCCGATCAATGCCGCGCTCAACTTTGGTGCAATCCGTTTTGGCGTGTCGCTGTCATCGTCGCAGGCTGCACAAGTCAACCAGGCCGCCGGGCGCGACGTGGCCACCATCATTCAGCAGCAGGGCTACTATCTGCAGATCCTTGACCCTGGCGCGCAAGTGCGTGGCAATCGTGGCACTCCGGTGATCAATTTCTGGTACACGGATGGCGGCGCAATCCACAAAATTACCGTCGCATCCATCGATATCATGTAAGGAGCCGAAAAAATGGCAGATACCACAATCACCAGTGCAAACTCAGTGCTTACGCTGGTTGCTGCTGGGCTTTTCCCGGCTCCGCAGCGCATCCAGGGCTTTTCGACTGATCGCGCATTTACCACCGAGGCCGTGGCACAAGCAGAAGTCAGCATGGGCGTAGACGGCCGCTTGACCGCCGGCTTTACGCCGAATCCCGTCGTGCAGACCATCACGCTGCAGGCCGATTCGCCGTCGAAAAAGATCTTTCTGGCGATTCTTCAGGCACAGAAAACCGCGCGCGAGATTTACTACCTGAATGTCACGGTGAGCTTGCCGAGTACAGGAGAAAGTTTTGCGATGACTCGCGGGGTTTTGTCGACCGCAAAAAACATTCCGGACGCGCAGAAAGTTCTGCAGCCGATGGATTTTGTTATCACATGGGAGCGCGTAGACGCTGCAGTCCTGTAAGGTCAACTCCCTTTGCCGCCGGTTTCGCACCTCTCTCCAGCGTCCGGCGGTTTTTTTGAGGATTCAACATGGCACGAAAAAAACTGAATTACACGGTGGCCGACGAAGGCCGCGACAAGGGCAAGACCTTTGTAATCACAGAAATGGCAGCCTACAAGGCCGAATCGTGGGCAATGCGGGCGCTGATCGCGTTGATTGGCAACAATGCCGAGATGCCAGAAGGATTCGAGCTGTCCGGCATGGCTGGGTTGGCCCAACTTGGCATTCGAGCTTTGGGCGGACTCAAATGGGAGGTGGCAGAGCCGCTCATGGCTGAGATGATGGATTGCGTCGAGGTCATGCCAGACCCAAATAAGCCGTTTGTTCTTCGCCCGTTGATTGAGGATGACATCGAAGAAGTGGCGACACGCATCAAGCTGCGGCTTGAGGTATTCAAGTTGCACGTCGATTTTTTCAAGAGCGCCGCCGAGTAACACTGCGCAGGCTGCCCGGCGGCAGCAATAAGAACTGGGCAGAATGCCAGAACGTCACAAGCGCTATTGCCTATCTGGTGTCTGAGCGCGTGGCAACACTGCATGAACTGTCAACGGTGTATGGAATAGAGGACGCGCACAACCTGATGGAAATCTGCGCGGTTCAGGATTACAACAAGCAGCTAGCGCAACAGGAATAAACATGGCCACCGTCATCGACTCCCTTGTAGTAAAACTCGGGCTAGACCCATCTGGATTCAAGACTGGCAAAGCCGAGCTTGATAAGGGGCTTGATGACGCTGGAAAGCGCGCCGAAAAAACCGGAAAGCAGTTCAAGTCCACGGCTTCGGACGCGCTAAAATTTTTTGCCATCCTTGGCGGGTCTGTCGCCATCAAGAACTTTGCCAAGAACGCGATGGAAACATCTGCGGCCCTTGGCCTTCTATCAAAGAATCTTGGGATGGGCGTCGAAACAGTTTCCGCATGGAGTAACGCGGCGGAGCTGGCCGGCGGCACCGTAGAGGGGCTGCAAGGCACACTGGACATGCTCAGCAAGGCCCAGACCGAGTTGATGTTAACCGGCCAAAGCGGGCTTATCCCGTTCTTCTCTGCGCTTGGTATTTCGATGGCCGATGCCAACGGAAAAGCGCGCCCGGTCACTGATCTGCTGGCGGATATGGCCGGCAGATTCGCTGGCATGGATCGCACCACGGCCAACAACATGGGCCGGATGATGGGCATCGACCAAGGCACGATGAATCTTCTGCTTCGCGGCAGAAGAGAAGTTGAGCTGATGGTTAAGGCCCAAAAAGAATACAACGCAGTCACCAAGAAGCAAGCGGATGATTCCGCCCGCATCCGGCAATCTATCGTTGCATCGCGTCAGAGCTTCGAGGCATTTGGGCGCGAATTGCTGGTAAGCGTAATGCCAACCATCGAAAAGGTATTTGCCGCCTTTGAGGATGTCGGCACATGGATGCGGGACAACAAGGATTTTGTAGAGGGCTTTTTGATTGCCGTTGCCGCTGGTCTTGGCGCGATTGCCCTGGCTGCAGCGCCAGTCAACAAAACAGCCATCGTGGTTGCTGGGTTGGCTGCAGCTTTCGCCGCTCTTTACGACGACTACAAGGTTTGGTCTAGAGGCGGCGAATCGCTATTTGATTGGTCGAATTTTGTAAAAGGGATTGATCTTGCGAAATTCGCTGCACGCGCATTCAAAGACATGCTCGGGGAGTTGTTTTATCGCGTTTTCGCTCTTGGTGGTGCCCTAGCAAATCTCGTGACCGGAGATTACGAAGGGGTTGTGAGAAACTGGGAGCAGTTTATTGAAGGCACTGGCAAACAGGTGTCAGATTGGGGCAAGGATGATGACTCCGCGACAGGTAAAGGAACGGCAAAAGATCGGGCTATTGATTTTTTCATGAATCGTGGCTGGTCAAAGCATCAAGCCGTCGGGATTGCGGCGAACCTACAAAGAGAGTCGAACTTCAATATTGGCGCT